GCCGTGCGTGTTATTTCTCTACAGGCTTACCAGTATTTTAAAGGAAAAATCACACAGGCTACAGCAAGTATGTCGAAAGAAGAGACTATGGTTTGGTTGGCACAGTATCAGCAAGGAATAGCCGATTCCCTAAAGATGTATGAAACGGAATAGCATGATTATTGCCTTAAAAATCAGGGGGTATTCTGGGCAGGGGTTTGGTTCAGGATTTATTAAATGGTTTACCTTTGCGGGAAAAGAGGGAGCCGCACATGTGTCCCTTGTTTTTGTGTTTAGGGGAGGCGAAGAAGAGGAATTTGAGGCGATACAAGGAGCCGGAGTAATTCGGCATCCTCCGACAGCAGGTAAATCCTTTAGAGAGTTTGTTGTACCTGTTACAGAGATGCAGATGCTGAATGCACACATCCTCGCTTGCTCTTTAGTAGGTTGTGGGTACGACTGGAAAGGAATATGGGGATTTCTGCGACGCAAAAAGGCCCATGATCTTTTAAAATGGTTTTGTTCTGAGCTTGTATCATATATTCTTTATAAAATAGGATACCCGCTCTCTCGAAGAAAGCCCTATCAGGAGACCCCTGCATCTATTTGCGACACACTACGAATTGAAGAAGTGACAGACTCGTCAGGAGTGGCGTGAAACATTCTTGGAAAGCCTTGTGTAAGAGATTTAGGGTATGGCTTCAAGATGCTAAATATCTTTTAAAGGATTGGTGGGAAAGTGATGATGAAGGAACCCCACCCCCACCCCCGTCCTGTGCATAGGGAGAATGATGTACTTCAGTGTTCCAACCAGCCAGAAAGCACCCCCGATTCCTGTAGGGTTTTTCGGAGCGGCAATTCACAAAGGGACAAATCATCCTCTTCAAGTATTTCTTAAAGAGATTAAGCAGGATATATATGCTTATTGCCACTATTTAGGGATTACACCTCATTGGCAACAAAGACAGCTCTTAGATTTATATATGTGCAACAAGCACGGACAGATGGGGGGGAAAATAGCTTGCCGCTCAGGAAAAGGCCCCGGAAAGACATTTACAGCCGCTATTATAGGTTCTCATTGGAATCTGTCTTTTTACCATAGTAAGCTGGTCTGCACGGCTCCTGTGCAGGAGCAGGCGAAAGATGTGTGGCTTTCTCAAGTAAGACAGCTCATAACAGCCAACACCACTGATCCTAGAATTACTTCTTTGTTTACTTTTGTAGGGACGGGATACGGTATTTTAGGATTACCAAAAGATGAGTGGGGTTGTGCTATTCGTACAGCAACTAGAAAAGAAAATTTTGCCGGAAAGCATCAAAAATATCTTGGATTTATTGAAGAGGAGAGTTCCGGAGTGCCTCGAATGATTTCTGAAGCAATCAATGAGACGCTGGTAAATCCTGAAGGAACATATCTTTGGCTAAAGATAGGAAATCCCACATCAAGACTTGGGGCGTTTTTTGATTGTTTTAACAGTCAGGCGGATAAATGGGACTTAGTACACTGGGATGCAGAAGAAACCCCAGAATCAGATTTTTTTAATCGTCGTCGAAACGAAGAAATCGAAAAAGAATATACGAAAGATTCAGACATTTACCGCGTGGCTGTTAAAGGAGAGTTTCCTTCCTTAGACCCAGATAATCTAATAGACGATCAGTTGTTGTCGAAATGTTTCGGCCCCGAAGCATATAAAAGAGCGTTCGCTCATTCGGATACCACGAAACAGATTGGTATTGACCTTGCTCGAATGGGTGGAGATGAGTGTGTAAATGTATTTCGCAACGGCAGGGTTATGTTGTCTTTAGAAGCTAAAAGCCATGTGGAGCCGTTCACCATGATAGACCGCGCTGTGATGTTGCAGGATCAATTTCAGTGGAAAAATAGTAATTGTATGTATGTAGTGGATACTTCAGGGATGGGGGAGTCGGCTGTAGGAAATCTAGGTAGTGCTCGAAAAATGGGAAAGAGGGTGCATGAATTCTACTCTCAGAATACGGCATACGAATCTTCTAAATATGCCAACAAGATTACAGAAGCTTGGTGTGGGTTTGCAAGGATGGTTCGTTCGGGAGATTTGTATTTAGGAGAAAAGCCTGATCGTAGATTGGTGGTACAATTAACAAATAGAAAATACGGGGTAGATGATAAAACAGGCAGATTGATAATTGAGTCAAAAGACGAGTATAAAAAACGAAACGCAGACATGGAGGCGGGGGATTTGGGCAAATCTCCTGATCGCGCGGATGCTGTGGTTATGGCTTTTTACGAATATGCTACTCAGAGCCAAAGGATAGCTACAAGATAAGACAGTTGTAAAATAATTTTTTAATAAAACACTTGCACCCTTATGAAAAACCCTTTAATTTTAGAAAAATTTAGATAGGAAAATTTTTTCTATGGCTGACACAAAGAAAAAAAGCGAATTGGTACTGGCCCGCGAAGGTAAGGTTGGAAAAATATCTATTATAGGGGATATAGGCTGGGACTGGTTTGGAATTTCTTATCAAGGGTTTCGTCAAAAATTGGATGCGTTGGGTGATGTAAGCATTATTGAAGTAGATATTACCAGCCGTGGAGGGTATGTAACCGATGGCGTAGCCATGATGAACGCTCTCATAGAGCATGAGGCACTGGTACACACCTATATTAACGGAGAAGCCGCATCCATTGCTTCAGTGCTTGCTATGGCGGGTGATCGCATTTTCATGCCTGATAATTCTTTAATGTTTTTACACAAACCGTTGAATATTGTTTTTGGCAACGCGGATGAGATGCGTAAAATGGCAGTTGATTTAGATAAATTTGAAAACGCAATTACTAATGCGTATCAAAGACACTTCAAAGGTTCGGACGAAGATGTACAGGCTCTTATGAAAACAGAGACGTGGCTGACAGCCGATGAAGTAGAAGACAAATTTAATAATGTTACTGTGCTCAATTCTATGGGAGAGCAGGTAGCCGCTCATAGCGACCCGCTGGCTATTTTTGGAGAAATAGACAATCCTGATGAATTAAAAAACAGTTTTGTAGATAGAGTAGTAAATGCTGTGAGGCAACGTACTGGAAACAAGATACAGGTGAAACCCAATGAGGAGGTTGATATGACACCCGAAGAAAGAATAGAACTAGTCAAGGAGATTACCTCGGAGGTAGTCAATGCCTTGCAGACAGCCGCTAAAGGTGAAGCGGATAAAGAAGCTCAAGATAAAGCAGACGCTGATGCACAAGCGAATCTGGACGCGGACGCTCAGGCAAAAGAAATTCCTTTTGAGGGGGATTTGGAAAAACTTGAAGATGTTCAGGCACATCTGGAAAAAATCCAGTTAGCGCAGTTGAAAGAATCTGCTGATATGACCACTCCTGAAGGAGTTGTTGCATATAAGAAAGCTCTTGCAGAATTGCAGGGAGAGACCTCTTCAGAAGCTCTTCCCGGCTCTAATGCAGACGTTAGTACAGGCGTGATGGGCGTAGGTGGAACAGAGCCTTCGCAGGAAGCTGTAAACGCTGCTGTTGATAGAATGATTAAGAAATAAGGAGGCCCGAAATGGCACTTAAACAAAGAGAATTAGTGACGAACAGTAGTTCTGATATTTTTGCGGAATACCCGCAGGTAAGTCTGAACGACCATATTACCGCCATCTTCGGTACTTCCGCAGGAGCGGAGACACTGGGGCGGTGTCAAGCAGTGGGATACAACGACACCACTGGCTATTACGGTGCTTGGATTGCGCCAGACCCGACCGTGCTTGAAATAGATATAGACGGATCAACAGGGGGTACTTGGGGATTAACTATAGACAGTATAGTTATTGCGAATACGGTGCTTGCACACAATGCGTCTGCGGCTCTTGTGGCTTCTACTATCCTTGCATCTACGGGTGTGGTGGCTTCTGTAGACCTTACAAGCGGCGTGTACACTATTACATTTGATGCAGATGTACAGGTAGCAAACCTGCCTACGGTAACAGGTGATGTGTCTCAGTTGACGGGGGGGACGACTCCTACCGCAGTAGTTACCGCAGGAACAGCTACATATGGTCTCAACATTATTCGCGGCTTTATTTGGCCCGATACAGTAGACCTGAGTGCAACCCTTCAGGTGCATGGGGAAGTTATGGTCGAGGGCCGTCTTGACTACTCTTATATCGCCGCGAATGAAAGTGCTGGAGATATAAATGCGTTGGAAACAGAATTGAAGAGAACACCGCTTGGACGAGGCATTATTGTCGAGGGCCTTGCTAACATTCACTAAGGAGGAAAATCATGTCAGTAACAATTATTGAAGCAACAGACAAGCGGACAATGACCGCTGTAGTCAACAAGCGGGAAGAAGGCAAAAAGGCACTGACGAATATGCTTTTCCCTCTCTCGGTCGAAGAAAACCTGACACACGAATATGTTCAGGTAGACCAGCTCACAGGGCAGGCAGGGATGGCTCCTTTTGTAGAGAAGAACGGTAAAGCGATTGCAGTAGATCAGCTTAACGGAGATGCCTACATTGTAGAAACTCCCAGCATTAACATCAAACGAGCCCTCACTTGCAACGAGCTTCTTCTGAAGCGGCAGGCGGGTGAGAATGTGTTTTCTCCTAACGGAGTAGATGTGTATAAGATTGCTATGGAGAACCAGATAGCGTCTGATCTAGGACACATGGAAGAGTTGGTACGTAATCGTACTGAGTGGATGGTCTCTCAGCTTCTAACCGGAACTGTCAGCTATTCTGTAGCTGGTGGAGCGGCCTTCACGATCACCAACACCAAGCCAGCAGGAAATACCTTTACGGTATCTAATCTGTGGAGCGGTGCTTCTCCTACGCCCCTTAGTGATATTAAGGCCGCGAAACGGGTTGTACAGCCTTATAGTGCTCCGGGATTCCAAGTGGCTGTGTGTGGTCAGAATGCTTCTAATGCTATATCAGCCATGCTTGAAGCAAGTACGATTACCGCGATTAAAAACGACAGCGGTATTGTAGCCGGACTTGGCGACCTGATTGCAAATTTCCAAGAAAACGGAATGCTGTATTTGGGGACGTTTGGCGGAATCCCGTTCTTCGAGTATGCCGGAACATATCTGGCAGACGTAACTGGAACATCTACTCCTTTCATCCGTACCGACTATGTAGAATTTATTTCTACGGCACGGCCTGATATGCGGGTACTGTACAATGGGGCTATTCTGGATGCAGAAGCGATTTTATCTGGAATGCACATTGCGCGTCGGTTCGCTAACTCTGATCTGGATAAAGATCGGGGTACTTATGTAGGGTATCTGAAAGCACGCCCTCTTCCGTGGTTTAAACGCCCTGATTGGAATGTGTCTATGAAAGTTACCTAATAAAATCACCGCCCCTTCGGGGGCGGGGTTCTTTTAAAGGAGAGACTTATGACTGAACAAATCTATGTAAGCGAGAATGCCTATTATCCCGGACGTGTAGCAATTCCAGCAGGAAGCGTATTTACTGCTAAGCAGTGGATAGAGGCTGGAGGAACTGCCGAAGCTCTTGAAACCCATGTGGAGAAGGGATATATCAAAGAAGCTGTCCAGCAAGCCCCCCCGAGTATTGTAGAGGCTCTTGAAAAAGTTGAAGAGCCTGCGGCTGAAGAGCCTGCGGCTGAAGAGCCTGTGGCTGAAGAGCCTGTGGCTGAAGAGCCTGCGGCTGAAGAGCCTGCGGCTGAAGAGCCTGAAAAAATAATGCCTCAAGGTATTTGGAATTTTTCTAAAGAAGAGCTAGACCCACTTGATCTAGAAGTATTGAACACGCTATATAAAGACACTGCGGCTGAGTACGGTATTGAGGTTCTGCCTTTTGAAGATAAAGATCTGCTCATTGAAAAAATGACCTCAGAGGTATAGATATGGCGGTAGAACCTCTGTTTAATGCAGATAAAGAGACCCTTCTTAAAAGGACTCGGATACAATCTGCGGACAACGCACAAACGCTTTCTCTGATTGATCAGACAATTACAGAAGTGCGTTTGGGTTTCTATCATTCGATAGGGAAAGACCGCTCTGCAACTATTGCCGGATACTCTCTGGTAGATAATCCTGTTTCGGACGAAGAAATTCTTCGCGCAGGCGGGGCAACTACGGAAGCTCTGTGGCTGACTTGGCTGTTAGTCCAGCGGCTTCCGATGCTTTTTATGGACAACAGCGCGTCTACAGGAGATGCGTTTAATGATGAACAACTCACACGGGATTCTTCGGGGCTTAAAGATTTTTTAAAGAATTTAAAGACACAGATAGATCAAGGGCTTGCTGATTTGATGGAACCTTCTGAAGAAAATGCGGGAGCGGTCAAATCTTCCACAATACAGCCGGATACTCTTGATTTGATCTGGACGAGACATCTTGGTTTGTATCCAAGCGGGACAAATTCAGCACTGAGGACGGTAACGTAATGTCTGTACGAACAGAAATTCAAAATAGAATTACAACTCTTGTAAAGACGGGTACGTTCAATAAAATAACGTATATTGATAAGATTGCTACAGATACAGGTGTAGGAGAATCGCCTGAGTCTATAGTGTGTAATGAATTGTCTGGAGGATTGTCGAACAGCTCCTCATCAGGGGCAACAAGTTTCGGATATGTTTTAAATAATTGGCGATTTGAGTGTGTTGCTGATTTTACTTGCGAGGTGGATACTTCGTATTTTATGCTTAACGAATTAAAGAATTTGA